AACCGGAACGGCATGTCCATGGTGTTCACACCTGTCCCTGCATCCTGAATGCGGCGCAGCCGCCAGTAAACAAAGACGTATGGTTGGGAGTCATCTGGCACCGGCCACACCGTAATTCGGGGCGTGTCTAAACGCTCAATCCACACCTGAATGGGACGGGCTTGCTGCAGCTTGTTGGGGATCGTTGCGTAGGTCGAGACGCTGATCCGGGTAATGGTCAGGTCGGCCTGTGTTGAGGCGCTTCCCGCGCCCGTGCGTATGACGTGCTCCAGCAGGTCTACGGTGTCCGCTGGCAGGTTGTACGTGGCGGTGCCCGCGACGAGCGGGATCATGCCCTGCTCGTACGTGAACATGTTTAAACCCTTGTTGGCCCACTGGGAGAACATCAAGTTCAACGACCGGCTGGCCGTGCGCAGGTCATAGCCAGTGCGCAACTCACCACCGGCACGCTCAAAAGCTTCCTCTACGATTTCCGTGAGGTCCATGTTGAAAGCTGTGGTGCCTGATGTAGCCATTATCTAAACCCTGCTGTTTTCTTTGCGATGGTCTTGGGTTGGGCCACAAACTGTTTGCCTGCGGCCTTGCCAGCCCGTTTGGCTCGGGTGGTTGCTGCGTACTCAGCCGGTGACAGAGATTTTATGGCAGCTTCGGGCAAATACCGCTCCCCCGTCTTTGACGACGGCTTGCCAGACTTGGTGCGCCATTTAGCATCCGTCCAGTCCTTGAGCGATTTTTGCGGGGCTTTCATTAGACCATCCGACCTTTGGTTCGACCGCGCTGGGCAATGCCGTCTGCGCGGGAAGAGGCCGAAACCTTGCCGCCTTTAGCAAAATCTTTGCCCTTTACCGGGTTTACCTTACCGCGCCCAGCACCTGCTTTAGATGCCCTAGGTCCAACATACCGGTTGGCCCCGGCAGCCAACTCGTCGGCTGAGACAGTAATGTCCTTGTCTTCCGGGTATTCATCGGAGGCCATATCCCGGCCCTTACCCAGAATGTATTCGTAGTCGGATTTTTTCTTTTCAGTCACGATAGCCACCTCCGGCTTGTTTATATTTCTTGGCCACAAGCTGCGCTTTTCTGGCCGACCATTGACCTGCGCCAGTGCCGTGGGTTGCAGCAGCTTTTACCTGAGACACAATCTTCTTGCGAAGACTGGGCTTGGTGTAATTGCCAGCCGCATTGACCTTACCGCCTTCAGCGTACTGCGTGAAGTCGGTGTCATCCCGGCGTGCTTTTTTCACGCCTTTGGGCATTTTGGAAGGGGCGATGTCCCCCATGCCGCGACTGGCTCGCATATCAGCAGGCCCTGCCGCCCATGGCCATCTTGACCATCTTGCCTTTTGTGTGAGCTTTGGTGACGCAGCCATCAGCACGAGTCACACCGCCGCCTTTGGCGAATGGCTTTCCCTTGGCTTCGGCCATCTCGTGCTTAATCATGGACTTGGGAGCGCCCTTCTTTTTCATGAAGCCGACTTCTTTGGCCATCATCGCTTTAGATTCTTTCATATCGCCACCTTTTGAAAATTTGCGGCCCTTGTCCGCGTTGGAAAAATCTTTGCCCACAGATTGTGGGACCCCTACCTTCTTCGCAAACGACGGGTTGTTGGCCACCGCTTGCATGAAGTTGTGCTGTTTTTTACTCGTCGAGGGCATTTTTGCTGCTCCTCCCAGTCCAGCCGCGAACGGTCTCTGTTTCCCAGATGCGGATACTTGTCCACACAATCGTGAATACTGCTGCGATTGAAGGTAGCATTTCAACTAGGGTGCCGAGCACCGTTATGACTGACAGTGCGTCAACGACGTGCTTTGACGATTCGGAGAGTTCGTGTTTCATTTCAGCATTTCCATCGTGCGAGAGAAGCAGCCTTACGAGTGGGCTTGCCCTTTTCGTCTTTCATGGGTCCGGGCATCCCAGACATCCGCGCACAAAAAGAAGCCTTGCGGGGGCCACCTTGCGGCTGCGGGGCCTTGAGGTTACTGCCCGTTGCAGCGTTGTATTTGGCGCGGCCTTTGGCCGTCAGGCCCGCGCCCTTGGACACCGGAAGCTTTTCGCCCCGGCCAACCGCAAGTGAGGGGCCTTTTTTCTTAGCCATAGAACACCGTGACTTTAGCGTTACTCAATGTGGCGTAAGCGCTTGTCAAGCACAACACTCCCTGCTCAGGGATCAAGACGCTGAATGTCTCGCCGTTGGCGGTGGTGTTAATGGTGAACAGCGTAGTTCCGCCAGAGCCGCCGTCTTTGATAATCACGCTGCCCGCAGATGTGCCGGGCTCAATGACCATGCCCCGCACGCGAGCGCGGGTGTCTGTGACGGCACCTGATGCGGCCAGTGAAATGGCCCGAACGTCAGTTTGCATACCCATGACGGGCTCCTATCAGCTCAGGGCTGCGCCGACGGCAGTAACCCAAGCAGAGCCGGTGCTGATGACCAAGCAATATTCGTTATTGCCAGCGCCGTTGTCGCTAATCAAGCGAACTTGCCCTGCATTGGCTGCGGCAGCAGTGGGCAGCGCAGAAGTCAGGATGGCGGGGAGGTCAAGGAAAGCGGTAACTGTAACGCTGTCCACGCTGGTGGCCGCACCCAATGTGCTAGTCACAGTGACTGCGCCGGTAGTGGAGCTGACGGAAATGGTTTGGAAGCCGCCTTCGGAACGGACTGGGCCGCTGAAGCTAGTATTTGCCATGATGATTCCTCACATGCGAGTTAAGGTGTGTCTGTCTGCATGTCGTCGGCCCGGAGCCGTCAGATACACCGGAAAGTCCGGGGGTATGCGCAATATATCAGGTGGGCACCGGGGCTGCAACTTTTTTCTTCCGTGCGGCCATCATTTTTGCTTTCCATTCAGGATCAGCCCACAGAGCTTTGGCAGCGGCAGCTTTGGCCGCTTTCACCTCCGCCCGGTTGGCGATCTCTTGGTTGTTGGCTGTCTGCTTGGCAGCGTACTTGGGATCGCTCCATTGGGCCTTTGCTTGGGCGCTAGTCTTGGCCTTGGACTCGGCAGTGCTCCGGCCCCGCTTGATGCCCGTTCGGCGTTTCTCCCGCACCTCGGGATTGGCCCACGCTTCGGCGCTGTTTTCGGACTTCAGGGCCCGCGCCTCTAGAGTGCCTTGCACGGCTTTTTGAGATGCAACAATTTTTGCGCGGTATTCAGGGTCTTGCCAATGGTGCAACGCAAACAACCGATCCACTTCTTTGTGTGCTTCCGTACGGATTGTTCCGCTTGCGCCTTCTCCGCCGTCGGTTAGGTTAAACAAGGAGCCCCGCCCCGTGTTGCGCCGCCCATAAAGCGCAATCAGCTCAACCTCCTTAGCGAAAGCTTCCGCCTCGACTTCGGTCTCAAAGACGCGCTCGCAGGGTGCCACCAAGCCCCGCACTTTAAGGTGTGCGATGAAATCCTGAAACGGCTTGTTGTGCGACCCACGGGACCAATGCGACAGGTCTCGGTCGCCGGTCCCCTTACCCACATATACGGGCTGGTTGTTTTTGGTGGGGCGGGGGTCGCGGTAGACATAAACGTAAAACATAGGAAGCTCCAGAAGTTGGAACCCCGACTGTACCACAATGGACGGTGATTTACAAACTATTTCTGAAAATTCAGAATTCGGTGCCGTAGAGTTTTGATACCGGAAAGCTGCGTGGGTTGTGCCGCGCCCAATAAAAAAGGGCCCCGGAGGGCCCTTTTTGAATACCTGAGTATCAAGCTCCGGGGGAGCCAAAGATACCCAAGGGGTCAGAAACACCAAAGCTGTAACGCTCACGAGCCTTGTAACGCACGTTCCCAGTATCGAAGTCTCCATCCATGGAATTGGACAGTGGCGAACGCACGAAGTGCTTCAGACCGTTAGGTACGTCAGTCAACAGGAACCAAGCGTTGGTGTCGGTCAAGAAGTGGTTCACGGTGTAGCCACCGGGGATTGAACCGTTATTCTTGATGGCGTTGATGTCGTTGTCGGCTGTGCCAACGCGGAGTTCAGTTTCCAACAGACGGGTTGCAACGAATTGCAGTGCTGGAGGAATCACCAACTTCTTGGGCTTTGCAGCGATCAGCAAACCGCGCTCGTCTGTCCAAGCAGCGATCTGAATAACAGCGTTTTCCAACGATGTTTCGTTCAAGTCGGCAGCAGTGGCTGGACGGTTGCTGTTTACACCACCGGAGACCAGTGGGTGATCGGTTGCGCAAAGGACCTTGCCGTCACCGTAAGTCACGCCAGAGCCGGTAAATGCGTTGTTCAACACATAAGCGGCCTTGACTTGCTTGGTGTACGCCATACCACGGGCCAAAGCCTTGGTGTAGCGGCTGGACAAGCTGTCATACAAGTTATCTTCCACAGCTTCCTCAGTGATGGAGAAGCCCATCGCAATGGTTTCGTGGGTGTAACGTGCAGTCCAAGCTTCTTGTGCGTTGTCATAAGCGATGGCTTGGCCTTCGTTCTTGACAGGAGCAGCGGAGAAGCCCGACAGCTTGGTTTCTTCTTCAAAACTACGCTCCGAAGTTTCGGTTTCGTAGATTTCTTTGTGCTCTTCGCCGTATTTAGCGTACTCCAAACCGAACAAGGCGTTCAGACCGGGGAGCAATTCCTTGAGCAGTTGTGCGCGTGAAATAGCCATGATTTACTCCTTAGATGCCGGTTGTGTTGTTGTACGAATGGGTGTTGATCTTGACGATCACTTCCGCATACGCAGTCGAACTGGTGGCAGTCTCAGGCACTACGTCGATGATACGGATAGGGTAAGTAGCCGTAGTGTCGGTAGCGTCATCAATAGCTTGAGCCGAGTTGCCAGTGTTTGTGTTGCCAGAGTTCAAAACCACAAATGCGTTTTGACCAACGGCGGCGCGGGTCAAAGTAGACATGGTAGTGGTTGCAGAAACAATGGACACTTTAAACAAAGCGGTTGGATCATCAACAACATAAGCCACCACGTTTGTCACGCCAGATGACGGTGCATACTGGGCTTGAACGGTTTGACCGGATGAGTTGGTGTATTGCACGCCGACGCAAACGCCAACGCATTGGGCTGCGGATGTGCCACTGGCAATTACGGCGCATTTGCCGGATGCCAGAATTTCAACGAGATCGCCGTCAAAAACAGCGCCGGAATCAACCGGAATGAGACGTGTAGAGCCCGCATAAGGGTTTCCACCAATACGATTGACTGGTTGAAAGCCGTACGGAGCGCTGACTGTAGGATAAGCCATGTTTGAACTCCAAAAAGTTAAATACCTTTACCAAAAGTCACCTTCGTGCTGCGCTCTTTGAAAAGCGGCATACGGGGGTCACTTTCACGCATGTAGCTGTTATCAACGGACGCCATCTGCGACTCAGCCTGTTGGTTGAAATACGCAGCACGTTGTTCGATGAACTCAGCAGGTGTTTTGCAAAGAAGCAGGCCACCAACACAGATTGAATCTGGGAATCGACCGTTGGTCTCCCCGAACAATTGAACCTCTGGGTGATCGGACGCCTTCACGGGTTCCCATCCCTCGCGGAGTTTGGACGAAATGTTACGCGGATCATCAGCGTTCATGGTGCTTACACGAATCCAGCGATAAGCATACCCAGCTTCCGGTGTCGGATCGGGCAGAAGTTGCGCCGGGGCCCATTTGGTGGGGCGGGCTGCAACAGCTCGTGTTTCGAGTTCGCGCTTGTTACGATTTTGTTCCGTCATTTTCATTTCCTCATTTCTTCCGCAACCTTACGTGCATAAAGTTCCAAAGGAACCCCAAGACGCTTGGCGATTTCGACCTGCGATTTGGTAAGTACGACCTTTCGGGGCGCAGTACTCCTTGTTGCCGGTGCGACAACGCTCGACTTTTGGGTCCGGGGAGGGGGCGCATCCTCGGATTTACCTGACTCGAACACATCAGGGAAACGTACACGCATTTCGTCGTTGATTCGCTTGTAGTAATCATCGCTTCCTGCTTTTACGCCTTCAGTAACCAAGTCCTCGTGCATTCCGAGGGCATAAGCCGTCATGCGCTTGTTGGACCCATACCAGTCGTTCTCAGATAACCAAGACTTCAGTTTTGGGTCAACCGGCGCTTCCTGCGCTTGGACTTGTTGTGGTTGTACCACAGGTTTTTCTTCGGGTAAAGGGGCGGGCTTAAAATTATTTACACGCTCCGCTTTCATCTTCACCATCGTCATCTCTTCTTGAGCTGCCGTCAGTGCGTCCGAGTCGCCGCTTTCGTATGCCTCTTTGAACTTGCGCTTGGCCTGTTCCATCTCGTTGGCAACGACCTTTTTAGCCTGCTCCAACAGGGCGCTTTGCCCTTGGTGCAGTGAGCCCTTAAGGTTTTTGTTCTCCTCGGCCAGCGTTTTGGCAAAGTTCACCGCCGCTTCGCGCTCACGCTCGGCAGCTTCTTTGGCCCGGCGCTCCTCGTGGTAGCCCTTGGTGAAGTGCTTGATGCGCTTCTGCACGGATTCGTCGTATTTGGAC